TCACGAACCCGTTGCGGGTTTTCTGTTCAACGAACATTCCAAGTTCATGCGCCCAACAGAGGGCGTCTTTTAAGTTGTGGCAATCTTTGTCCGAAAAGTAGCGGCTAAGATTGTTGAACAACGGCGTGAAGTAGCCTTCCGCATAGCGGGACTGTACCCTTTTCTTCCTACCCGTCGCAATATCTTCGATTTCCATCGTGACAAGCAATGATAGTGTCGTTCTGCCGTCCTTATCTTTGCGGACAACATCCGCGTGAAGAACTCTCGCTGAATAAACGGCATCCAACCACTCCCGACGGTCAACCGTCAACGGGTCTTCGTCGAAACTATCTTCTCCGCCGAATCTTTCTGACAACGGACGCTGTTCTTCGCCGTCGTTGTATGTCGGATTCTTTGCAGCAGCAACATCCGCCAAAAACTGTTCAATGACATCTTCGGTCAAGCCGTCTGCGCGCATATCTTCAATGTGCTGACGGACTTCGCTTTCAGTCCAACTTGCTAATTTTTTGTCGTTCTTTTTCATTTGTTCTCTCCTTTCAATTTAGGCTTTCGCCTTTCTTTATCTTACATATATATTGTATCAAATAACCGACTATTTGTCAATCAAATATTTGATTGTTTTCTTGATTTTTTTGCTGGTCTGTGCTAAAATGAAGTATCAAAAATCTTCAAACGGAGGACAACATCTTGTTAAAATGGAAATTAAACCCGCTGTCAGAGCTTAAAAAAGCTGGATATACTCAACGGGATTTACAAACAAACGGTTCTACACTCCAAGCATTGCGCCGGCTCCAAACAAATATATCCCTCGAAACAATTGACAAGATATGTATTCTTTTAGATTGTCAGCCGGGCGATTTGCTGGAATATTTTCACGACTGAAAAACTCAGTATCAATTTTTTTTAGCTGAGCGGTGAGGAACATCGCTCTTTCAGTACACCAGCGTAACCGGTTTTTTTTGTAAAATGAGCTTGACGTGAAGGGGAGAAGTTGAACCTCTGTATCAACTTCTTTCCCCTTCGCGGCATAGCCGTTTTACAAAAAAAAATTTGTCTTGTCAAGATGATCGTGGAATACCGCAGCCCCATAGGGGCGAGGATATGCCGCGAAAGCGTCTTGACAAGGCAAATAGGTGAAGCGGACGGATAAGTAGTAGTAACCTATCGAACGCGGCAGTAGTAGTAATCATTGTTCTACCTTCCGCCGCGACACTTTTTTGTTTTTTGTTTTTAAATCTTAACACTATCTTAACGGAGTAATAAAAGCTTTATCAAAGCGTCTACAATCCCTATGGGGATTGTAAGAATCAGCATAGCTGATTCTTGTAAAATACAAACCAAAAGAAAATACCAGATGAATCTCCGCCATAACTCTAAAAATTATTGTAGCTCTTTTGGCGGATGAAACTATTTACTTGAATTATTTTCTTGTGGTTTGTGAAAAAAGCTGAAGTTTACGTAAGCTTTTTTCTTCCTTTTATTTGCCTTACATAAACGAAAAGCGTTGGATAGATGAGTTGGTTTGAATGGGGAAAGACTGTCAGAGACGGGCAAAAGACTTGCAAAACTGCCTAAAAGGGGTAAAATTTCTCAAAAAAATACTTTCTTAACACTTTCTTAACACTATCAAAAAGCGTATAGCAGTTTTGCATATCAATGGAGAAAGTTGGCAACAACTTTCGACCTTGTTATAGTTTTAATAAATATAAATTGTCAGATAAATGTAATATTACTGTAACATAAACTTAATGTAAACTTAATATAAAACAGAACAATTTATATTTATTAAAACACCAGAGAAAACACGAAGTGTTTTCCACCTTTTAGAACACGCAACAAGACGAACAAGATGGGGAGGGGTACGGGGGTGTGTACACCCTGACTTGACCCCGGGGAGGCTCATTGGTTGGGTACTTGTTGCGTGACAGAGACGGGCAGTATACTTGGAATCTTTTTCATCCACACATTCTGCGCAGGGGGTTAAAAAAAGACACGCATCTCCCCTATTGCGGCTTCACATTGCTGCAATTTTACACACTTTCATCCCTCCCACCCCCTAATTTTAACGGCGGCTGTTCTTTCCGCGGCGGGAGATCCCAAATTACCGTTCGCCGTTTTTTATATCCTATCATTCCATTTTTTTACATTTCGGTTCTAAAAAAAATTTTTCAACTTTTTTTCCAAATCGTGGCACTATCCGTATCTTTTTCGCGAATAATCTTTATAGAGAGGTAAATGAGAGTTGTGTTATAAGCTTGTCCCTACGGGACCAAGTATTAAATATTATTATATATAATAATTTATATATATATTATTATATTTATATATATTCTTCTTGGTTTGTATATCTTTATTATTTTCTTAAGTCTTATACAAGACTCCCGTAGGGAGTCTTGTAAGAATCAGCTTCGCTGATTCTTAAACACAAACCAAAAGAGAATATATAAATAAAACTCTTTAAAACACTTTTGCCGGAACGGCATTAGTATAACACTATTCCCCTTTCTTTCTGGTTTGAGACGCCGTAAGGCGTCAGGAGGATTTTATGAAAATAGCCGCTATTGTTTTTCTGATTTGCATGAGTCTTTACGCCGTAGTACAGAGCGTTCACGGAATCATCAATGTTCTCGTATGGATTCCAAGAAAAAAATGCGTTGCCGACGAAGATGCTGAAGCTGATGCAAGGGATGAAACGCCGGTGCAGCAACCGAAATACGATGTCAATGCTTACCGGGAAAGAATACGAAAAATGAAAGAGACGATGGATAAAGACGGTCTTTTTGATTGGGTGGATGCTCCCCCGCAAGACGATGTTACTGGAATTGAAATTATAGGAGACGACTTATGAAATTGAACCTTGGAAGTATCGAGTATAACCTGATGATGAAGGATCCTGTTGAGACATTTACCGACAAGGAAAAGCCGGATGAAGACTGCGTTATTGCCGGCTTGATTGTGCCGTTTAGAGCTGAGCTTTATGTTTCTCCGAAATTCGAAGAACAAGTAAAGGCTCAAAGCTTCTGGCACGAGGTTGTTCACGGCATCATGGATGAAATCGGCAGACGAGATTTGTATGATGACGAGGGATTTACCGAGGCCGTTGCCAAGCAGCTTTACCTCCTGCACAAGAACAACAGCGTCAAGAAAATTTATGACTACATAGGTGCTGATAAATGCTTGAAATCTTAAAACGGATTTTGAAAAATGATTTGATGCGCGTTAAGTTCGAGCAAATGGACGAGGAAACATTTGCGATTCGAAGAGAATTACTGGACGAAATTTTGGGTGAAATTGAGGATGAATATGACTGAAAAAGAGACAAATGCTATTGCCGAAAAAACTTCAAATCCTGCGGCCGAGGGTCTTTTTTCTGGTTTGCCGGAGGAGATTATGCAGCAGCTTACTCCTGCTAAAACAAGGACAATTCTCCTTTGGCTTACAGGTCAATACACTCAAAGGAAGATCGCTCAGATTGTTGGTGTTAGTGAGAATACAATCCGGGCATGGCTGTGTGATCCGCTGATTCAAGCCGTTGTACAAGAAATCCAAAAGCGTGAATTTGCGGTGATTGAATCCAATCTGAAAGCGATGAGCTACAAGGCGATTGAAACAATGGACCAGCTTCTTGACAGTGATATGGACAATGTTCGTTTCAGTGCTGCAAAGGATATTCTTGACAGGGGTGGTCACAAACCGCAGCAAAGCATTAAGGTGGATAAGACAGTTACGACGATTGAACAGCAGCTTCAGTCTCTTGCCGATTTTACGATAGACGACGATGAAGTGATAGATATCGACATAGACGACATTATTGGTGATGACGATTGAACGAAGATGTATCCTTGAAAAAGCAGCAGCTTTTCGCATATAAGGTTCGTAATGACCGGCTGTGGTACATGGAAAAATTCTTGAAAATCCGTAACAAGCAGAGCAAACTTGTCCCCTTTTGTGCCAATTATGCCCAGAAAAAATTCAACGATGTGATTGATGAGAATGCCAAAATTGGAAA